GATCCAGAACACGCATCATCAATGCCCCTGCACTCGAAGCGAGCAACGATCCGTTCGCTGACTGAGAGCGGAGAAAAGGATTGAAGGGGGGTGCCCGGCTACCCGACCCCCAAGATTAGGACTCGACTGTGTATGTGCGGGACTGGCGGTCAACCTGCAATCCTTTTTCTGCAAATTTTGAATTTTATTTTATTTTTGAATTTTATTTTTCGTAAGGAGAATATGCTAGAAATGTTTTCACCTAATACAATATACCTATTCATCCCCGGGAAGGATACCCCGGAAGAATTCGCGTACAGCGAAGAGGGATTGCAGGCTGCGCTCACGCTTGCATCCGCAGAGAGGATTGCGCTCGGTCAGCCCCCGGTCTCGCATGTGTTGATCATCTCAACGCCAGAACAGGAGAGTGATGGAGGATGAAGATCCGGATGGTGGGCGCGAATTCACGGTGGCGGTGTTTCTCCTCATCGTCTTCTTGGGGATACTCATGCAATTGATCGTGTTCTACGCGCAATGGGTGGAGATTCAGCCGTGACGATTTATACACTTGAATCGGAGCACATGCTGATATCGGAAGTGAACGATCCGCAGATCGCTGAGGATTTATATAACTTCGTGATGTTCATTTATCCGTGGGGCCGGGCGAACACCCCACTCGTGAATCAGAAGGGGCCAAGGAATTGGCAGCGGGATGAGCTAGACGAGATCTCGGAGCACATCCGGAACAATCAACAGCGGATGGAATTAGGGCTGCCCCCGCTGCTGTGGAAGAAGGCGACGGCGTCTGGGCGCGGGCCTGGCAAGTCTGCGCTCGTGTCGTGGTTAAGTGATTGGAACGCGACGTGTCACCTTGGCTCAACCACGATCGTATCGGCGAACAGCGAGACGCAGTTGAAGACGCGAACCTTTGCGGAGATCGGCAAGTGGAGTTCGCTCATGCTGAACGCGCACTGGTTTGATATTTCGATTCTAGCGGTGCGCCCTCAGCCGTGGTTTGAGAAGGTATTGAAAGAGCAGTTGAGTATCGACTGCGGGTATTACTATGTGCAAGGGCAATTGTGGTCTGAAGAGAACCCTGATGCCTTTGCGGGGGTACACAATCCGAACGGGGTAATGGTGAATTTCGATGAAGGCTCTGGAATACCGATTCCGATTTGGGACGTGACAGAAGGATTTTTCACGGAGCCTGTGTTACATCGGTACTGGAATGCCTATTCGAATCCTCGAAAGAACAAAGGTGCATTCGCTGATTGTTTTGACAAGAACAAAGAATTTTGGCGTCGTCGACACATTGATAGTCGAACTGTTGAAGGTCTCGATCTGGTACGTTTTGAGTCCCAAGTAAAACAGCACGGCGAAGATTCAGACTTCGTGCGCGTCGAGATCCGGGGCCAGTTTCCGAAGACTGGAGATAAACAGTTCATCTCGAACGGGTTGGTGACGGGCGCGCAAGAACGGACTGTGCCTGACGATGCGAACGCGGCACTCGTATTGGGAGTTGACATCGCACGTTTCGGCAGTGCGGACACCGTGTTGCGATTCCGGCAGGGGAGAGACGCGCGGAGCATTCCCCCAATCATCATTAAGCAACGCGACAACATGTACGTCGCGAACGAGATTGCGAAGGCGATCGACAAGTATCGTCCCGATGCGGTGAACATCGATGCGGGAAATGGGACCGGCGTGATCGACAGGCTCAGAGAAATGAAGTATCGTGTAAACGAGATATGGTTCGGGTCGAGTTCGACAGTGCCTCAGTGGGCGAATAAAAGGACACAGATGTATGCTGACGTTCGTGATTGGTTGCCTGGCGGTTGCATTGATAAGTCTCCTCAGCTCTTCCAGGATCTCACCACGCCTGAATACGATTACTTCGGCAAGGCCCAAGATCAGATTATGCTTCAGTCGAAGGAAGAGCTGGTGGATATCGGATATCCTTCGCCGGATAATGGCGATGCGCTGGCGTTGACCTTCGCGATACGAGTTTCGCGGCGTGACACGCGCACGAGTCGTACACGGTCTACCCATATGGCGCGTGACATTGATTACCCTCTATTCGGATAGACTGTGATGCTCTTGACCTCACTGACGAGTTAGAGTACACTATGGTCTACACCTTGCATTGGTGCAATTTCTAAACCAAGGAGCACTACCATGAGTTCATCGACCTACGGCCGGCACAGAGACAAGATTGGGGCGACCGTCGAAGCCAGATTGGATCTTGAGAACGATCCAGACAATCAGCACGTGGATTGTCCGATTCTTGAGGACACACACGTTCATACAATTGTGAGTTCGAATCAAGATCCGCAGATTGAAACTGCGCCTCCGATGAAGGCGAACTACGGAACTGGCGGGGAGAGTGGCGGACTGTAATCGAACGAACGATCTCGTTCTTGTACAGTGCTCACTTTGTTGTACGGAGTCGTGGCAAGCGCCAGGCTTCGGCCATATCTGCCCCTCATGTCGATCAACATGGGGGCGATATGTCCGCCCTTTTCAGAATCAGGAGGTGCCTTGTGCCACTACAAAAAGGTAAAAGCCCAGCTGCATTCAGTCATAACGTCGCTGCTGAGATGCACGCCGGCAAGCCCCAGAATCAAGCCGTCGCGATCGCGTACAGTGAGAAACGGCATTCTCACAGCCTCGGAGATACGCCAGGAGTGAAGCCACATGAAGGTGATCCGCGCGCGTTTCCGAAAGATGATTCAACCCCGCAGATCACAGAGCGTGAAAACGATCCGATGAATGGATCGAACGGGCTTGAATATAAGGTGACACATTATGACGGTACGAATGTCCGAGTGTGGAAGACGGACACGACCGGCGTACCGACTCATGAGTTGTAAACATGGGCGGCGTTGTTCAACCACTTGCACAGATCGCTGATGTCGCGACTCTTGGGTCCGTCTCTCTCGCAACAGGAGGATCAGTAGGTCTCGCTGCTGGCGCGACTGGGGGCGGTATCGCGGGGGCTGCGGGTTTGACTGGTGGAAATCCTACAGGTAATCCTGCTCTTGGTATTGCCGCACCTATGACTCCCTCAAAAGCGTTAATTGGCATGACAGCGGAAGATGAACAGTTAAGCCGCAATCGAGCGCAAGTTGCAGCATCCGCGCTCGCGGCAACGAATCCTAATACAAAATATCGAGCGTCGAGTTCTCTTCTCGGTCCAAGCGGTGGGGACACGACTACGACAACTGGGGGATCATAATGGGCGGGATGGTGAGCGGACTCATGGGCGGTATCTTCGGGAACCCAAAGGTTCCACAGCCTCAAGCCGCGCCTCCTCCTCCGACTCCGCAATCCCCCTCTGTCCAGAAAGCAGGGACCGACGAGATGCAATTGCGCGCGGGCATGGGCCGTGCGAGCACGATCCTGACACAACCGGATGAAGACAATATGCTGAGTAAAGATAATCGTGTGATGGCGACAAAATCGTTGGGGATGTAATGCGCTCAGATGAAGATATCGCACAAGAAGTGATCCGGAAGCAGACCACGATGCAAGGCAAGCGTGGGAACTGGGAGCAATTCTGGGAGCAGATAGCACAACGGATATTCCCGAATTATGCCCGGCAATTCGTCGGTCACAATTTCTATCTCGTTCCCGGATCGCAACGGACTGAGGAGATGGTTGACGCAACCGGCGCGATCGCGCTGATGCGTTTTGCAGCCGCGATGGAATCCATGCTGACGCCGCGTCATTCGAAGTGGCACTATCTCGTTCCGACTGACAAGGCGCTGAAGCGGAACAGAGTGGTGCGTCTCTGGTTCGAAGAACTGACGGAAGATCTGTTTGAGTATCGCTATGCGCCAAAGGCAAACTATGCGAGCAACAAACACGAAGACTATATGTGCCTTGGCGCGTTCGGGACTGGATGTATGTTCATTGATAAGCTCCTACATCAAGGACAGAAAGGAATCCGATATAAATCAATTCACCTTGGGCAGATGTATTTCCTGGAGAATCACCAAGGGATTATTGATACTGCATATCGTCGATTCAGCCTCACTGCGCGGCAAGCCGTTCAGCAATTTGGAATAGAGCAGTTGCCGGCCACGATCGCGGAGAAGGCGAAGAATCCCGCTGCGCTTGAAGAACCGTTCTGGTTTATTCATTGCGTTGAACCGCGTGATGAGTATATGGGGGACTATGATCCGAACCGTGTTGATTACGCCGGGATGCCTCAAGCGTCCTACTACGTGTCGATCGAAGGAGAGAAACTTGTTCGGAAAGGGGGATATCATACATTCCCCTATGCGATCAGCCGATATGTACTCGCTCCCGGTGAGAACTACGGCCGAAGTCCGGCGATGATGGCTCTGCCGTCTCTCAAAGTCCTCAATGAGGAAAAGAAAACTATCCTGAAACAGGGGCACAGAACAGTTGATCCAATATTGCTCGCCCATGACGATGGAATTATGGATGCGATTTCTTTCCGCCCCGGCTCTATAGTTCCTGGGGGTGTGAGCCCAGACGGGAAAGTTCTCGTCCATCCGTTGCCGGTTGGAGATCTCTCGCTCGCAAAAGAAATGATGGAGGCAGAGCGCGCGACGATCAATGACTTTTTCCTTGTGTCGCTGTTCCAGATTCTCGTTGAGAATCCGCAAATGACGGCGACTGAAGTACTAGAACGAGCAAAAGAGAAAGGCGCGTTACTCTCACCCACGATGGGCCGGCAGCAATCCGAATCCCTTGGCCCTCAGATCGAGCGTGAGATCGATGTCATGCAGCAACAGGGTCTCATCTCGCCTATGCCACAGATGCTCAAAGACGCGATGGGGGAATATAAGACGGAGTACGATTCTCCTCTTACTCGCATGGCGAAAGCTGAAGAAGCGGCGGGGCTATTCCGGTATGTATCAGAAGCGAAAGACGTTGCAGCCGTGACTGGCGATCTTTCTATGATGGACCACGTTGACTGGGATACCGCCTCTCCAGAACTACTAGATCTTCACAGCGTTCCGAAGCGTTGGCAGAGTTCGGATGAAAAAGTCGCTGCGAAAGTGCAAGCAAGAAATCAACAGGCACAACAGAAGCAAATGGTTGAAGCTGCGCCCGCCGCTTCATCTGTAATGAAGACCATGCAACCGGCCGGGAAATAATGGACGAAGCGTCACAGTCAAAAAGTGAACAGGCGAAGGAGTTTTTACTTCATCGCACTCGTGCATATCGGAGAATTTTCCTTGAGCACGGGGATGATACTCACATGGTCCTTTCTGATCTGGCGAAGTTTTGTAGGGCTCACGAATCGACGTTTCACCCAGATCCGCACGTCGCTGCACGACTCGATGGGAGACGAGAAGCGTTTTTGCGTATCAGTCAGCATCTCAATTTAACAAATGATCAACTGTGGCTGTTGTTCACAACTTCACCAATGCCACTCACACAAAGGAGAACGCCATAATGACAGCACCATCGACCGTATTACCTTCAGGAACGCCCGCGCCGGCTCCAGCTCCGGCTCCCAATGCTGCTCCCGCACCTGCACCGGCTGCCGCGTATGATTGGAAGACAGCGGGGCTCGACGATGCGGACATGCCATTGATCACAGAGAGACAGTGGAAGGGTCCGAAGGATGTTTTAACGTCCTACAAGAATTTGGAAAAGCTGACAGGAGTTCCGCCAGAGCTGATGGTGAAGCTCCCGAAGGATAATGATCCGACTGCATGGAACGAAGTCTATACGAAGCTCGGCCGGCCGGCAAAAGCAGAGGAATATAAAATTCCTGTGCCGGAAGGCGATAAAGGAGAATTCGCAAAGACGGCTGCGACGTGGTTTCACGAAGCTGGTCTTTCACAGAACGCGGTCACCAAAGTTTCAGAGAAATGGAACGCTCACCTTGCTGCGACTGTGAAGGCGCAAGGTGAAGCACAAGCAGCCGCGCTTGTGAAAGATACAACGGAGTTAAAGGCTGAGTGGGGAGATCAGTTCGAAAAGAATTGCTCTATTGTCGATAAGGCTGCAACGGTGTTTGGCATGGGAGCAGATACATTGAAGGCTCTGAAGTCTTCTATGGGAGCAAAAGCTGCGATGAAATTTTTGCATACGATTGGCACGCGCATTGCTGTTGAGGATACACAGTTTATTGACGGTGGAAATCGCACGCCGGATTCGGCATTCTCCGGGCTTACATCTCAAGGCGCGATGGCCAAGATTGAATCATTGAAGAAGGACAAGGCATTCGTTCAACAGTGGAATAGCAGAGATCCAAAACAACGGATGGACGCCCGCGCACAGCTCGCCGCGCTGAATAAGATTGCGTATCCGGGCATGGTGGAGATCAAGGGAACTGAGGGGGGTTGACAGTTCTCAGGCGTTTTGATACTGTAGACAGTATAAATCGAGGGAAGTTTATATCGATCACGATATAAATCCTCGTGCTGACGGGAAAGCCGTCCGCCACATATCCGGCGAAACGGATTAGAAGAGTCCCGCCAGGACGGGGAAGCCCTTCGAAGCAACATTCCAATTTTGTGTTGTGGAGGGGGTTCCCATGTCTATCAATCTACCGCAGTTCTATGTCGTACAATTTGCGACTAACGTAGGGCTCCTCTTGCAGCAAAAGGGGTCGATGCTTCGGAAGGGCATGACCGAAGGGCACTACGTTGGTAAACAAGCAAGTCCAATCGATCAAGTTGCACAGGTGAACGCAAACCGTGTCACCTCTCGTTTTGCTCCGATGTCCAGAGTCGATGCTGTGGAAACATCGCGATGGGTGTATCCAGTTGACTATGATCTTCCTCAGTTGATCGATACCTTCGACAAGTTACGTTTGATCGTTGATCCTGAGTCCGCTTACGTCACGAACGCCGTCTACGCGATGGGCCGTGCAATGGATTCAGAAATTATCAACGGGTTCTTCACGTCTGCATTGACTGGTCTTCAGGGCGCGACCGCTGTGACGTTCCCTTCTGCGAACGTGGTTGGTGTGAGCACTGGTGGAACGACTTCGAATATCAATGTGCCGAAGTTACGTGCTGCGAAGAAATTGCTCATGTCCTACTTCGTCGATTTTGATAATGACGAGGTATTCTGTGCGATTACTTCGAACGAGCATGATGCGCTGTTGAACGAGATACAGGTTATCTCGTCTGACTTCAATGAGCCGGATCGCCCGGTGATGCACGAGGGCCGTGTTCATAGTTTCTTGGGAATCAAGTTCATTCATTGTGAGTTGCTGTTCACCTTGTCTCGGCCGGCAGCCGGCGATGATCTCGGCGGAACGTCTACAGCCATTCCGGTGTGGGCAAAGTCCGGGATGCACCTGGGCCTGTGGCAAGATCCTATCTCGACGGTATCGCGGAGAAACGATCTGCAAGCAGAGCCCTGGCAGGTTTATACGATTGGTACCTTTGGGGCCACTCGTGTAGAAGAGAACAAGGTTATCAAGATTTGGTGCCGGTAATTCACAATTTTGAGTTCGAGAGAGGTATGTCATGGCTGTAGTCTTTTTGAAATCTCCGAGTATCACGAATCGTGATGCGCAGCCCCCGGTGCTCGACACTGCGGGGTATCAAGGCTCGCCTGCTCGATTGGTTGAAGTCTATGACTTCATCGCATCGATCACGGCGGCTGCATCGGTGTTGTCAGTGTTCCGGTTCGCTTCTATTCCTTCGAACGCTGTTGTGGCTTCTGTCCAGGTGTGGTCTGGGGCTCAGACAGCAGGCGCGGTGAGCATCGGGATCTACCGCAACACGAAGGACGGTGGCCTAGTTGCGTTCGGCGCACAGGGTACAGGTTCGGATGTGTTCTTCACAAAGGCCCTGTCAATTGCGGCCGCTGTGAACGGAACGGAAGTCGTGTTTGGCGTTGGTACGTCGCTCAACAGCTTGGCCCTGATGGATCAACCGATCTGGCAAGCGATTGGGATGGTGGCAGATCCAGTGGCGATGCTTGATGTGTGTATGACTGTGGATACCACAGCCATTACTACGGGCACGGGCGCTGCGGCCCTGAGAGTCCGGTACAAGATCTAACCGAATAGGTTGGCACTTCCGAGTAAGTGCCAACTTTTTCGATGGCCCTAGTCAACTTTTGTCGAGGCTGAAGGAGTTTAACATGGCCGATCACTTTTACGGTATCAATGTAGGCGGGGGACTTGATCCTTCTGCGGTTACGTTCGGAACGGCTTCAGCGGGTTCTGATATAGAGTTGCGTGTGCATGACGGAGTAACCGGCATGGACAAAATGAAAATAGATTCGGCAACGTGGGCGATCATGTCGTTTATTGAACGGGCGAATGCTCCAGCATAAGGAGTTTGCGCCATGACGATGGAAAAAGTTCAATCTGGCGGGGGATACGAACAAGCCGCTCGGAAAGGCAGGCTCTACGGCGCGATGAACCAATCTGCCACGGCGTTTTCTGTGGCCTTGGCGACCACATATACAGGCATTGTGCTTTCGAATCCAGCGGGTAGCAAGTTCAATCTTGAATTGATTATGGCGGGTCTCGCGCTTACTGCCGCGCCAGCAGCCGTCGCTCCAATCATGCTGTTTGGTGGATGGCTGGCGGCTGGTATCACGGCTCATACTACACCGCTTGTGCCGTTCTCTATGAGCGTTGGTTCAGCATTCCTGACAGCCCCAGTGGGGCTTGCAGATGCCGCTGCGACGTTGGTTGGTACACCGACTTGGATGATACCGCTACTGGGGGGATTTACTGCGGCGGCATTTCCGAATCCTATTCAGGTTGAAGACATGCGTGGTGTGAGCATTATTCTTCCTGGCGGGTACATCGGTATAGGAGCGTTGACAGCCGTGACAGGATTTGGATCTCTTGTGTGGGAAGAAATCATCGCGTAAGAATCTCCTACGCGAAGGTGAGTTCATGGGGATCTTGCGTTACCGTGAGATCCCCGTTGTGTTGTGAGGAGGATTCTCTATGGCAACGAGCGTAGTGACAATATGCAACATCGCTCTTCAGAAACTTGGATCATCGGGTATCGTCGCGATCGATGAAGACTCGACAAACGGGCGCGCGTGTAACACCTGTTATGACGTGATGAGACAGCGGGAACTGCGCGCGCATCCGTGGAGTTTTTCTATTCAGCGATTCGTACTTGCGCCGACAACGGGAGTTCCGTTGTTCACCTATTTGTATGCGTTTCCCGTTCCCCCGAACTGTATGCGCGTACTGTTACCGGCGCGATCTGGTCTCGATTGGAGATTAGAATCATTTCAGGGACAGACGATGATTCACACGAACGATGGGACAAGCCTCAGTGTAAAGTGCTTGATCGATATCACGGACACGACACGATTTGATCCGCTCTTTGTCGAAGCTCTTGCATGTAAGATGGCGTGGCACATGTGCGAGCAAGTCACGCAATCAAACACGAAGAAAAAGGACGTGAAGGAAGAATACAGGGATGTGATTTTCGAAGCTCGGAAGATGAATGCGTTCGAGAAGATCGTTGACGATCAACCTGTCGATACATGGATTTCCGCTCGGATCAATGGAACGATGTTCGGGGATAGCGCCTGGCAATCCGGTACGAGTTGGGCCGGGTCTGGTGGATGGACGTATTAAATGCCTCGTGTAGATCCAAATCAAACGAGTTTTAATACCGGGGAGATCTCTCCGCTTTTGTATGGCCAGGTTACACTTGACAAGTACAAAAACGCGATGGCTGTATGTCTGAATCTCATTCCAATGATTCAAGGCCCATGTACGCGGCGTGGTGGAACGTATTTTATCGATGAAGTTCGGTATTCTTCGAATCCGTTAGGCACACGAACAGTCGCATTTAAGTTCTCCACGATCCAAGCGTATGATCTTGAGTTTGGGGATCTGTACGTTCGATTTAAGAAGCAAGGTGGACCGATCTACGATACGACATTAAGTATCACAGGAATTACAAGCACAAATCCGTTGGTCGTGAACTATACGGGAACAGATCCGATCGTTGGCGATGATCTGGATATCACAGGCGTTGTGGGTATGATTCAGCTCAATCATAGGCGCTTTCGTGTGGGCGCGGTCAATACCACGAGTAAGATCCTTTCGCTGAACGACTTGAGTACGATCGTGGGTGTACCGATCAACGCATCCGGGTACGGAGCGTATGTGAGTGGCGGGAGCATGGCCCGTGTCTATACCGTTGTCACTCCCTATGCGTTCGCGGATCTATTTCAACTGAAGTTCACACAGTCGGCTGACACGTTTTATATTACTCATCCGAGTTATCCCCCGGCTACACTCTCGCGAACTGGCGATGCTTCGTGGACGTACACGCCGATCGTATTCCTTGACGGTCCATACATGTTGATCAATGCTGGATCTACCACGATGGCCGCAAGTGCGATTGGCCCGGGCGCGGGGATCACACTCACCCTTTCATCGACGACCGGCGTGAACAATAACCAAGGATGGCTTTCGACTGACGTAGGCCGATATGTGAGAACGCTTGTCACTGGAGTTTGGGGATACGCGCTCATAACGGCGGTGAACACGTCACTCGTCGCAGTCTGTACTGTGATCAATGCCTTTGGTGGAACGGGAGCCGTGAAGACATGGAGACTTGGACTCTACTCAGCGACAACCGGCTATCCAACATGCCCCTCCTTCTTTAACGGCCGGCTCTGGATGGGGGGATGTCCAGCGGCAGTAGAACGAGTTGATGGTTCGAAGTCTGGGGACTATCTGAACTTCGCGGAGACTGATACAACCGGAGTTGTCGTAGCCGCAAGCGCCGTCAATGCTACGCTAGATTCGGATGATGTACAAGCAATCTTCTGGATGCGTGGAAACTCTGCCGGCCTGGTCTGTGGAACGTCACAGGGGGAGTGGTTGGTGAGTTCATCGAGTTTGGGAGAAGCAATCTCATCTCTGAACATAACAGCAAAGCAATCCCTTGATAATGGAGTCGCGAATCTTCAGCCGACTCGCGCGGATGGAAATTTAATCTACGTCCAGCACGGGAACAGAAAGGTCCGTGAGATTTCATTCCTCTACTATGAGAATAAGCTGAAATCAAAGAATCTCTCAATTTTGGCTGAACATATCACTAAGGGTCCAACAGCCTTACTCACTGGTATACGGGAAATTGCGTATCAGCAGGAATTAAGTTCTGTAGTCTGGGGAGTTCGACTCGATGGTGTACTTGTGGGCATGACATACAGCACAGATGATAAGGTTGAAGCGTGGCATCGGCATATACTTGGGGGATTCTCAAACGCGGGACACACTCTGCCCCCTGTGGTAGAATCGATGTGTGTCATTCCGAGTATTGATAGCCTGACTGATACAGTGTACTTAGTCGTACAGCGATACATTGGAGGTCGAATCGTTCGCTACAACGAGTTCATGAATAAGATCTGGGAGCGCGGGGACGCGCAATCTAGTGCATTCTTCGTCGATGCTGGTCTTACATATTCGGGCTCTCCGACATTGACGTTCGGCGGACTCAATCACTTGGCCGGTGAGACGATCCAAGTCCTTGCGGATGGTGCAACGGTTCCAGATGTCACAGTTGATGCGTTCGGGAATGTGACGCTTCCACCGAATTTTACAGTTGCTCCAGCCGGGTATTCAATGGTGAACTTCGGGTACGGATTCAACAGCGATGGACAGACTCTCAGACCGGAAGCAGGATCAGCGCAAGGCACGGCACAAGGAAAGATTCAGCGTAACCATAGAGTCGCGTTCCGGTTGCATGATAGCTTGGATATCAGTGTGGGACCGACCTTTAACACAAGCGGGCTCGGCAAGTTGACGCGACTCCCGTTTCGAACATCGAAAATGGCGACCAATGCCGTGGTGCCGTTGTTCTCCGGGGACAAAACAGACTTTATATGGGAAAGTGCCTATTCGACGGCGAACTATGTATGCTTCCGATTCGATCAGCCTTTGCCTGGAACTGTTATATCGATAATGCCAAGGATTGAGACACAAGACGGGGGATAAGTGGTAGAGATCGTTCCGTTCGAACCGTTTCATTTGCAGTGGATCTTGCTGCAACCAGAGCAAGCCCACATGAAGGAGCATTTCACTTCAGCGTATGGGATCTGGCTCAAGAAAGCGGGACCATGTTATTCCGCGCTCGATGGAGTAGACGTGGTGGGATGCGCGGGTATTATGCCATTCTGGGCTGGCCGATCGATCGCATGGGCTCTGATGTCCAGTGATGTTTCGAAGCACACGATCGCGATTCATCGCGCCGTGTGCAAGGTGATAAAAGAGAATCCAGTGAAACGGCTGGAGTTATTGGTTGATCCGACGTTTCCGAAGGCAGAGAAATGGGCAAAGCGGTTAGGGTTTCATTTCGAATCACGGATGCCTTACTATAGCCCAAATGGTACGACACAAGACATGTATGTGAAGATAGCACGAAAGGCGGGGTAACTATACGGCAGAAGCAGCAGCGGGAATGCAAGCGTTAGGCGGAATTGTAGGCGCGGTCGGCGCAATAAAGAGTTCGCAGCAAGAGGCTTCGAACGATGAATACAACGCGACCATCATGCGCCAGCAAGCTGCGAACGTATCAATGCAGGCGACAGCCGATGCTGCGATGCACGATGTTGCGGCGAAGGAACAGATCGGGCAACAGGAGGCCAATGCAGCGGCTTCCGGCGTCACAACAGGGGGTTCGGCTCTTTCCATTTTCGCGATGAGCGTTGCGCACGCGAAACTCGATGAGCAAGCGATCCTCTACAAGGGACATGTGCAATCTACTGGGTACATGAACCAAGCCGCGCTTGATGTGTACGGCGGCAAGATTGCCAAGCAGCAAGGGTATCTCGATGCGTCAAGCGCGTTGATTGGTGGAAGTGCGAAGGCTGGGTCTACTGGAGTACAAGCAAATGCGCTCAAGTCAAGAGGTGACGGGGGTGGATCGAATTCAGGCTCTGGGACAGCTTCGGATTATATGCTGGACGATAGTTCGAACGCCACTGGTTGGGCTAAACAGGTAAGGGTGTAATATGGCGCGGATTGATCCATACACACAGCAAGTAAATTTCGATTCTGGTATTCGACAAGAGACACCGGGCACGACTAGCAGAGATGTAGGGCACGGTCTTTCGCACCTTGGCGGGGCCGTGGAGGAAGCTGGAGGTGAAGTTCGCACAGCCGCTAGGACGATACAGGAAGTAAAGAGCCGCGAGGAGGTGACGAGCGCGCAGACAAAGTTATTCGTTGCGGAAAATGACCTCTCTACGCATCTGCAACAGATGGAAGCAACTTACGATCCAGAGGATCGTACTCTTCCTGAAAAGTTCAATGCGTTCGCTGGGGATTATCTGAATAAAATAGCGCCACGGTACGAGACTGGGCATGGTGAGGAAGCATTCAGATCCGGGGCCGCGCGATTAACAGCTAAACTTGGTGCGGATGCGGCGCTAGCTGATTCTCGTATTGCAGCAAAGTCAGCCACGATAAATTATTCGAAGTCTCTTGACGCAGTTCGGAACGGGGTTCTACAAAGTCCTAACACGATGCACGATCAAATGGAAGCGATGATCGCGTCTATCTCGGATAAAAACGGGCAATATGCCTTTATATCGGCGATCGCGCGCAAGGCATTGATTAAAAGTACAGAAGAACAGCTAGCACTTTCAGCCGCGCAAGGTGAAATTAAAATTGATCCAACAGAAGCACTCAAAAAAATACAAGGTGGATACTTCGCGCAGTACTTGGATGCAGATAAGACGTTTACACTCGAACGGCAAGCGGAGATTGGTATCCATGCTCAAAATGTTGATAAAGTCGCTGGGAAACAACAAGAAGAGTACGCGAGACAGGTAGAGATCAGGGCGATGAAAAGTGAGTTGGTTGCGAAACTTGGGAATGGGACACTTAAGGTTTCGGACATTATGAACGAGAAAACGGCGGATGGGCATACGTTCCTCGATAGAGATCCAGTAGGTGCAGAGTCTATGATCAATCTCTTGCACACCCGGTCTCGCGAACGGCTACAGCCTGTTCAGACAGATCCGACGGTTGCACTACGATTGTTCGAAGACATTCATCGACCGGCAGACGATCCCCGGAAGTTGAAAAACGAGATTCCTTTGAATAAGGCGTATATATCTAGACAACTCGATTGGACTATGTTTACGCACTTACGAAAAGAACAGGATGATGCGCGCACGCCAGAAGGCGAAAAGCTTGGATCGCAAAAGACGGATATGATCAAAGCCGTGACACAGACGATTGATAAGTCAAACCCTCTCATGGGAAAAATTGATCCGACAGGCGGGCTCATGCTCTACGGCTTTAAGCAATTCATGGAAAGTGAAATAACGCGCTACCAGAAAGAGGGAAAGGATATCAATAACCTCTTTAATCCAGCGAAAGAAAATGAATTCCTTGGCCGGCCGGAAGCGTTGCGTCCATTTATTAAATCTATGGATGAATCGATGCGGTATTTTACGGATCAGTTTCGAAAGTCAAAGGGCATTGAAGAGCCGAAAGGCGGTACGCATCCTGAACAGCAACGTAAGCCAGGAGAAGATGCTGAGTCGTATCTAAAGCGATTTAGGGATTTGATTAAGTAATGTCAGACACCACAAAAGAGATGGAGCAACTTGGATCATCCGGCTTCTCACAAGAGGAAGTCTCGGCATGGGCGGTGAATCGTCGAAAACAACTTTCACAAGCGGGGTTTAATGATGAGGAAATCGATACAGAGTTTGGACAAAAACCCTTTGACGCGAAGCCCATTGTGGATCATGTCAAAGCAAATCTTGATTCAGCGGCGGCTAAGGAAGCTGGTAAGGAGGCATCGGCTTCAGCTCCCGCAAAGACGTTTACTGACGCGCTCGAAGCTGGTTGGCAGATCTCCGTTCCCGGACTCCTCGCAAGAGGTAAGGGTCCGTCTAAAGAAATTACGCAAGATTCGGGTCGGCTCCTCGATATAACGGCGAATGTTGCGTCTATGGCTGCGGACTTCCCGGTTATGGTTGCTGGAGGACTGATCGGCGCAGCCGGGGGAGCAGAGACAGGTCCAGGAGCCGCGATTACGAGTATGGCTGGCGCGGTTGCACTTCCGATGGGAATGCGTAAAGTTCTCATGGACAAATACTCAAAAGGTGAAGTGCAAGATTTCGGTGACTTCTGGAATAGAGCTTCTGGGGCAGTGATGGAAACGATGAAAGGATGGGTCTTTGGAGCTGCGACAGGCGCAGCGGGGCTCGGCACGAGGGCCGCACTAGCACCTCTAGTGTCACCCACGGTGAAGAACGCGGCTACTGTGGCGTCGGCTGTTACCACTATGGCCACAGTAGGCGCGGCCCTGGAAGGCAGAGTCCCGAACAGAAAAGATTTCGAAGACGCAGGTATAGCTGTGACAGCGTTCGGGACTGCGACACACATAGCCGGCAAGTTCAGAAACATTTATGAGAATCATGGCGTCCATCCGCATGACGTGCTCCAGGATATACAGAAAGATCCGACCATCTTAGGGGACATTCTCTCGGACAATATAGAAGTCCCCAAGACATACGGGGCTCAAGCGCCTGACACTCAGGCAATGAAAGATGTCACCAAGAGGATGATCCTTGAGAAGCTTTCGGCCGGCGATATCGAGGAAGGGTCCGCGTTCCGTGGTGCCTCAAAAGCTGAATTGCAAGAGATAGCGAAGACTGGCCGGCTTCCTGTTGGTGAGGATGCAGAGGGCAATCCAGGGATTAGTGCCTCGCACATTACACCTGAAGGATTCCCGGTCTATGGTGATGGACACGGGTATATCGTTCCTCCTGGTGGACACACAGAATCCGGCCGGTTCGGAGAAGCGTTGGTTGACGAAAAGTTAAAGCCAGAGGATCTGAAGTATACAGTCAATGGCAAGATGTATTCCTATGAAGGGATGAAGGAAGCGATCAAGCCGGCTCCGACTGTTCCGAAAGAACCTACGCCACAGGAGAAGATCCTTTCGCGTATCGTGCAAGGTGAGAAGACGAATAAACTTCCTACCGTGGACGATCTCATAACAAGCTATGTTGATCGCTTGCATCCTATAAAGGAAGCGGAGAAGGGCGAGATGGCGCGCCGTGCAGAGGTGCTGAACAAGGCCCCTGAGACATTGCCCCCGTCGAATAGTCCCTACACACTTGAACGTCTTACAGCCGGGATCTACGGCAAGGGTCTACAGTTCCTTAAATTCGGTACGTATGATCCTCGGACCTACGAGACGAACGGGAAGAGCTACGAAGAAACGATCAAGCCGGTGAAGAACGATCTGGACGGCTTCCGCGCATATATGGCGTCGAAACGCGCTATTGAGTTGAGCAAGCGCGGCGAACCAGGAACGGCTGAACATGTGGAAACTGGATTTGATCTGGATGCTGCGAAGCAAGTTGTGAAAGAGGGGAAGGCGAAGTATCAGGCAGTATTTGATGCCAGGCGTGAATATAAGGATAAACTCCTGAACTATCTCAAGGGCTCCGGCATTCTGAACGAAGATACGCTAGCCCAGATGAGAGCAGCGAACGAGGATCACGTTCCGTTCTATAGGTACTTCGAGGATCAAACTCGGCCGGCGACCGGGAAATCCGCGCGCAATCCTATTAAGAAGATCACAGGGAGCGAACGTAAAATATATGATCCGATCGAAAGCGACGTGAAAGACACGTTCCTCTTTATGTCTCTCGCTGAGAAGAACATGGCTCGGCAAGAGTTAGTACGACTTGGTCCTGAAGTGGCTGAGAAGATACCGCAACCGATTAAGCCGGTGAAGTTGACGGACTATGAGATAAAAAAGATGACCGATTCACTCGGCGTTCCTTTACCAAGTGACATCGCGACGATATTTCGAGCGGAAGCCGTATTACCGGGTTCTGATAGAGTCGTGGTCTACACAGGAGGAAAACGCGATGTATACAAGGTCGATCCGAAGGTTGCAGAAGCGTTCAATCAAACTGACAAAGCCACAGCCTCTTTCCTGGCGGATATGCTCAATTTGCCGGCTGCAATGCTGCGTGCTGGTACGGTTATTAGCCCAGACTTCTTTCCACGCAACCTCATTCGCGATGCGGTCTCGTCATTCGTGTACGCTGCGTCGAATCCAATTAAAACTGGCAAGGGGGCAATCTCTCTTATAAGACAAGACGAAGCGTTTCAGAACTGGCTCAAGAGTGGGGGCGCGAACGCGACGATGGTATCCGTCGATAGAGACTATATCTCGAAAGAACTGATCGATCTGAACGTGAAGACGGGGCTCATGCAGCGTTCCTGGAACGTCATTTCGTCGCCTTTGCGCGTGCTACAAGCTACGTCGGAGCTATTCGAGAACGCGACGAGACTCGGCACAGTGCGCGATGAAATGAAAGTTGCGAAGAACAAAGCGACGATGCAAGCCCTCGCGATGATCTCTCGGAACGCGACGGTAGACTTCAATGTACACGGCGGGGATGAATTCTTTCAGAAGTGGACTCATGCCACGGCGTTTATGAATCCCTCTATTCAAGGGATGAGACAGATGGTTGAAGGGTTTCAGAAGAATCCGCTCGGACTCTCGGCCCGCGCGTTCGGCGCGATCACGATTCCGACACTCTTGCTGTGGTGGGCGAATCATGACGATCCACGATACGATGATATCCCGCGATGGGAAAAGGCGATCTTTCACATTATCATGACGAAAGATCATATCTATCGTATTCCGAAGGACTTTGGGCTTGGCATGGTGTTTTCCACGATGCCAGAAATGATCCTCGATAAATTCGTGGGCGAAAATCCCGATGCTGCAAAAGGTCTTATGGAAAGTCTTATTACTGCCTTCGGCACAAATGTTGTGCCAACGGCTATATCTCCGATCGTGGAACAGTTTGCAAACCGCAGTTTGTTTACGGGCAATCCTATTGTTCCCTCGAACACAGAAAAGCTCTTGCCTGAATATCAGTACACGGAGTACACAACCGAAGCTGCAAAAGCTCTTGGTCAGTGGTTCGGCGCGTTTCCCGGGATGAAGAAACAATCGCTCGACGAAAAAGATCCGTTCGTGGGGGGTACTGCCAGGGCACTTACGACTCCCGTTCTCTTAGAGAACTACCTCCATGCTTGGACAGGCGGGATCGGTATGTACGCGCTTCGTATCGCGGACAAAGCCCTTCGAGAATCGGGTGTTCTACCCGATCCCGTACTCCCGGCGAAGACGCTGGCGGACATTTCTTTTGTGAAAGCCTTCGTGGTTCGGTATCCGTCATCGAGTGCGCAATCGATTCAGGATTTCTACGATAGCTACTACGAAAAGAAGAAGGTCTATGATACTATAATGGCGAAGGCGAAAGAGGGCGATACACAAGCGGTGTTCCAGTCTATGAAGTTCGATCCAAGCGCGATCGCTCAGTTAGACGGGATGCGTGAAGCCTTAACGCAGCATTCGCAGCTCATTCGGTTAGTGTATAAGAATCCAGACATTCCCTCAGAGGAGAAACGCCAGTTGATCGATTCAATGTATTTCAGGATGAGTGAACTTGCACACGCCGGCAATTCCGCCTTGCGTAACATTGAGGAAGCGGTAAAGCCATGACGATATCCAACACTTTGAACCGTATTCCGTTCACTTGTAATGGTGTGACAACTGCATTCCCAATCACCTATACCTTCTTTGCACAGGCCGATCTTGTGGTGCTCGAAGTGACGATCGCGACTGGCGCGCAAGTGGTCAAGACGCTCAACAGTGATTATACGATCTCTGGGGCTCAAGATGCCTCTGGGCACTACCCAAATGGCGGAACGGTGAATGCCGCCGTCGCTCCCCCGTCTACCGTGCAGTGGGTCGTCTACCGTGATCCCGTGTCCTTACAACTTGTCTCGCTGACAGAAGGTGGGGCTTTGCCGGTCAAAGCGTCGATCGAATCCCCCTTGGACTATCTGACGATGCTAGAGCAGCGTTCGCGCGATCTGTCTACACGAAGCATCGTGCAGCCTGACGGCGATGTTGTAAGTATAGGAAAGCTCCCGCCCGCCGTCACACGGGCACTGAAGTTTCTCGCGTTTGACGCAGCCGGCAATCCTATTGTCTCTGCTGCGACAAGCTCCACACTCACGCCAGTCTCTGCCTATATTCAGGGCTTACTTTCAGCAGCCGATGCGCCTACCGCGCTCGCGTACTTAACAGCGGCCGCACTCGCTTCTCCTGTCTTCACAGGGACGCCGACATTGCCGACCGGAACGATTGCCGTACTTCAGGCTCCAGGCGATAACAGCACAAAGATTTCTACTACGTCATTTGTGCAGCAAGAGATCGCGTCGAATCTTGCTACGAGTCCGCGCGTTCCAGTGAGACAAACGGTTCTAGCCGGGAATGCCGATGCAAACGGAGCGGCGAACTGGCTTTCGATAGGAACGGGATTGCAGGTCGATTACAAAGGCACGCTGACTCCTGCTGTCATTACAGGCGCGAACGGATACGGAGCGAGTGGAGAAATCGATTCACTCGTTGTGCTCGCAGTCGATCAAACAAACCAGTTCGGTGCAATTCCGGCGAATACAACCAACTTCGTTTACTGTGATCGCGCGAGCGCAACCACGATCACAGGCGCGAGTTCGCCTATTCCACCTCAATACGGTGAAATCTTCGATCAAACTCAGAATTGTCTGTTGCATTTCGACGGAACAAACGGGCAGACCACCACGACAGACGATTATGGAAATACCTGGGCATTAGTGGCGAACGCACAACTTGACACCTCCCAAGCCAAGTTTGGTCCATCGTCTCTGAAGCTCGACGGAACGGGAGATTATGCGGAATGGGTACCATCGCCTCCAGCGCGATTCACACAGCAAGGATATGGCTGGACGATTGAAGGATGGGTGAGATTCAACGTACTCCCGACAGCCGCGCAGCACATGACGTTGTTTAACTTCGGACAGAATGCGACCACATTCGGTATTTTGTTAAGCCTCTTCAATAACGCGGGTTCTACAAAACTCGAATTGTCTCTTTCCTCGAACGGAACAAGCGCGGATATTGCAAGTCTTCAGGTTGGGGTCAACACAACATGGGCGATTAACACGCAGTACCATATTGCAATCGTGTTTGACGCCTTGGCGGGGAAATACTTTGTGTACTTCAACGGAGCACAGGATATCAGTATCACGTCTTCAGTCCTCGTTGCACAGATTATTCGCGCCCGTATCGGAGAACAGCTTGACGCAGCGGCGGTTCAGCTGAACGGATGGGTTGACGAAGTGCGCGTAAGCCCGTGTACGCGCTATCCTGCTGGAACGACATTTACGCCAGCGGGTTCGGCATTCACTGTGGACGGACATTTCTTTTCGATCCCACAGATGAAGATGTTCCAGATCACAAGCGCCTCTGGCACAGCGGCATCCGATCCAGGCATGACGAGTAGATCGACTCGCGTCTTCGTAGGAGAATGTGATTCAAGCGGAGCCGCCATTACCGCAGTGCGATCATATGCCTATCGTGGACGCTATGTCAGCCCAGATACGGTCGCTCCAGCAACAAGTACACGTATAGGATTTTCGATGAATCTCGGTGTGATTCCCTTGCTGTCCGGTTCAGTCTTCATTCGCTTTTATACCTCACAAGCGGGATTTAGCCCTGGACAAGTCGTGCCTGCGTTTACTGTGAATGCAACCTATGCTACGCCGGTCTATACGCAATTCGAATCCCGAAACGTTGCAGCAATTACGACTGATACGGGTACGGCGTTGCAAATCAGAACAGCTACAGGAGGTGTTCAGGTGCCATTGACGGGAACTAACGTAAAAATTTTCATCATGGTACAGCGAGGTTGGTAATGGCGAACATGTTCAGAAATGAATTTAAGATCTATTCAGATGTTTCTCCCGCGAACATTCCACCACTTATTCAGGCGGATGTTGCGGCAAAAGTAGGCGTGTGGTACATCAAGCAAATGAGTGTGGTTCAATTATCCGGGGGCACGGTAGTTGCCTGGGTTGTCTGGGAACAGCCGGTAGGATCAGCATCATGATTTATGAAGAAGTGTTTAAAGGTGTTATCGCATGGCTTGGTCTGCCGGCTGCGGTCATTATAGCCGTTGTCATCGGTCTTGACTTTGGACTCACTCCCGTCGATACTGTAGCCATGAAGATTGAGAAGGCATCGGAAGCTGCCGCAGAAACATTAAAAGGCGAGCATATCGTGCAAGCGGAAAAGCTTATTCTTCAGACACGGGATCTACAAATAATGTCTAATCGCAATCTTAACGCGCTTAAAGAAATCTGTTTCAACACAGCTCAAAATGATAATGCTAGGCGACGGTGTGGTGGGCTATGATCGCGACATTGTTTTTATTCTTCTCGTTTATCCTCACCACACCCGATGGCCTTCTTCAGGTGACGGTTGAATCCGCAACGATGGCTGAATGCCAACAGAAGCGAGATGAGACGATCACGAAAGTCGAAGGACGCGGCTATAGCATAACGCCGTGCGTGGATTCGAGATTTGAAATCCCAAAGGCTGTCCTATGATTCTCTCGCGACTCATCTACAGACCCGATGGTATTTTTAGCCGACTGTGGCATGACGATGAGAGTCTTATGTGCGTGACTCTTGAACATGCCTTTCAGTTTCCAGACACACCGGCCGGGCTTTGGGAGCCTGTCATTAAGAAAGGTTCCTATATCTGTGTGCGAGGCAATCACAGACTTGACGGCATGACTCATGACTTCGAGACATTTGAGGTGACAGGGATCGTGGGGCATACTGGAGTGATCTTTCATTGGGGGAACTGGAATAAAGACAGCAAAGCGTGTATACTCCTTGGTGCATCTATCGTTGATTCTCCGAGTGGGAAAATGGTCACCGATAGCGTGAAGACGTTCCAGAGGTTTATGGCTGGACAAGATGACATTGATCGTTTTCAACTCACGGTCGAATAGGAGGACACCATGTATTGGTTCTATGCAACACTCATAGCCGCGTCGATTGGTGGAGTATTCTATGCTGGTTACCGCTATGGAACGTATCTCGCACAGAAAGCGCAGAAGACGATTGACACGATCAAGACGGAGATTAAAAAGCTCTAATGTTTAACCCATTCTCAGATGCAGCGAAGGGGGCAGTAGAAGGTCTGGGGTCCGCTGTCAAGGAAGCCGTAGGAGCCTTCAAAGCGGACCCTACAAAAGTGGCAGAGTTTGACGCCGCTATAGAAACTGCCACCTTGAACGCGCAAGCGTCCATGTCCCAAGCAATCAACGCCACCATGCAGGCGGAAGCGAATAGCGAGCATTGGCTCCAATATAGTTGGAGACCCCTCTACGGGTACACTGGTATCCTGCTGATCATCCATAACTACGTTCTCGCCTCATACTTCGCGAAATATGGTCTAACTCCTCTCACCGTTCCAATAGAGGTCTGGTATTTGCTAACAACCGTGGTCGGAGTGACAGCCTATACACGGGGACAGAACCTCATCGAGCAAACCAAGAAAAGTTAATCCTGGGCCTAATCTGTTCGTTCTTCAGGCCAAATATGGGTATGTCCGATAAAGCAATTCCATTCTTGCCGGCATGTCTCTAGATTTGGTATACGATATGCGTATGGCTGAATCCCATCTTTCTTGGCTAGTCTAATCTTTGTTGCACTTTTGACACATAGCTTCATAAGTCGCCGGATCGTTCTGGGCTCAAGGAGTCTCGATCGGATCTGCCGCTCTTGTGCATCCCTTCTGAAGAGCCCCTTAAAACGCTCGCACTCGATACTAATCGTATCGGTCCCTAGCTCGAATTCTCCAATACGTCCATCCTCGATACAGGCGAGCCACCATTGGTGGAACGAATCGAGAGAGTGGAGCTTTTGTTCGTTCAGTCCTTTTGTCGAGGGGGCTTGGTTAATTTCTACTCCGGTACAATCATAATCCTGCAAGTAACGGAGTAAGTGTCGATACCCTCCTTGATCCATTCCTCTTCGCATGTCTTCAAAAAATCTGCGGTCTTGTTTTCGTCCATCTCCAACATCAAACACTGCAAAACGTCTCTCATCGTAAGACGCGGGCACCAACCAGTCCTCGTTCCCGATGATAACAATACGTGTTTTGTTACTGACAGTATAAGGCTCTTGTCCTTTATGTTCGATAACATGTTCCCTCCCGGTTATCAGATCTTTCAGAGTTCCCTCAGCTTGTTTATCTCCGCTCCAAAAGGCTTCGTCGAGTGCGAACAGAAGACAGTTCTCAAGATGTCCATTGAAGTTTCCCACAAGATATCGCCTGTTGGAAGTAAGAAGGAAATGGTGACCGAGTAATGCTCCGACTCGTTCGACGAGTGCATTTTTACCGACTCCCCTAGCACCTCGCAATACAAGTGCGACAAGTGGTTTGTTGTACGGTCGCTGTATAAGATCTGCAAAGTAGGCGGTGAGCCAATGAGCCAGGGCTTTTTCACCGTGACATACATTGACGAGAAGGTGTTCACAAAACGCTTCGACAGCGGGATGACTACCTGTATCGGCTGGCTCATAGGCGAATCCTTTCCAGAGATTGAAAAATCTATCCGGAGTCTTCTGTCCAGGCGAGAACACGAGACCGTCATACGCGCGCCGACCCTTCCATTTCATCCAGAGCTGGCTTGTCTGTTCTTCTCGCTTCCCTACCATCATGGTCTCAGGAGCGAACGCTGAGTGGAACGCGGAGAGTGCCAGATGTATGAGATGATAGTTCTCGAATAGATCTGTAGTTTCCCACAGAATGTGCGCGCCTCCTCCCGCTAATACGAAGGCGTATTCATTGTTAAACTTCTCGACCGGATGTTCTGACTTCGCCGGCTCTTCTACTTTAGGTTCGATATACGGCTCCGCAAATGCGGCCTCTGGGGTATTGCTCCCCGGCGCTTTCGTTCCGTATTCGTAAGCGTTATGAACCTTCATGACTAGTTCATCAAAAGCCCACGGGGGCACACAGCGATCATTCCAATGGGCGCGCATAAGTGAGAGAGCGTCCATACCGGACAGCCCAAAGTCTTTCAGCTTACACGCGACCTTGAACGTCGTTTGATCCCCGCCTTGTCCCTCTACCGCGATCGGAGCTTCGGATAATAGATAGTGCCGTCCTCTCGCACTAGCCCTAGCCTCGTCGATTGGGGGCACAGGCTGTCCACGATCACTTTGTCCATCATACTCGCTAGGGAGAGCGCATCGTTCAATGAGCCAGTCGGGAGCTTGAACGGTTTTAAGTCCGTTGGAGGTGTATATTCCATACTGCACGGCACTTCCAACAGCAACAATATAACCCCCTCGACTTCTGATATCGAGACCTGAACCGAGAACATCCGTGCCCTGGCGCAAGGGTGTGTCACAAGAATATACGAGGTGCCGTCCTCCGCTTGGTGTACTGTGCTCATAGGTTTCGGGCAGATCCCATCCTTCCATGACTTCAAGCCGCAGCAATGTGGCGTCTCCATATTTCTCTCCCTTATTATCAACATCGATCACAAGTAAGGCTTTGTCGTCACCGAACTTCGATGTACTGATCCCAATGTTCAACGCGGGATAATTTCCCCATATATCGAGGATCGCACGCGGATCTCGTGTCGCGGAGTCTTGCCAGCCGGTTTCGAGTGGAGGGGACTTCTTACCGGCCACGATCGGAAACACCCAGAATCCTTGTGCGGCTAAAGATAGAGCCTCATCAACGCGGGACATGTGCGCGCTCCCATTCATCACGGCATGTGGCATCGCACCATCGCCGGTCTGTATTGAGATCCGTCAAACACTCCAAGCAAAGACCTATACCTTTCGGGATAGGGGCCGGCGTTTGTCGATGGGTGAGACTATCCGCCAGAAAGAGATCCGCAGTATCATTAGCAGTATCGATGATGTCACTCATTTATTGTACCTGACTCCTCTATAGGTGTCCATCGCGATCGGTAATCCCTCAGCCCATGCCGGCTGCGAGCCTATCTCTTTGAACACCGCTTGTTCTTTGGCTTGGGCTTCCCCTGCTGGTAATTCCACAATGATCTCATCGTGAACGTGAAGCACAACGGGAAATTCGTTCGCTTCGCAGCGCACGATCGCTTCAGCGAGCACGTCGCGAGACACGGCTTGTGTCACGTTCTCCGAGAGCTTCCCACCATAGGTATGTGTTTCAACCCATTTGTTCGTGAGACTATCGACACACTTATAGTGAAGGGTGAGCTTCAGATCCCCCCACGGCATCATTCGTTCCTTCACAATCGGATAACAATAGCACAAGAGCCGGCCTGACGGGAGCCGACAGAAGAGGAACGAGCCACTTTTCTTATACTGCACTTGCCGGCCGTGCCAACCGGCTGAGAAGACTTGGCCGGGATAGTTCACCGCGTCGATTGCTGCGCGTTCAAGATCCCACCAATACTGCTGAATGTTTTTATGGGCTTCCCGCCAGAGACATTTAATCATATCCGCTTCGGTATCCTCTATTTTTACGCCGTGCGTAAAAGCCATCTTCTTAAACGCGCCGACTCCACCTTGATAGCCAAGCGCAAGTTCTTGTATCTTCCCGATCTGCCGTTGTGCCTTTGTCACGGTCTCAATGGGAACGTGAAATGACTTCGCGTAGCCGTGGGTATATACATCTGGTCCACGGCCCTGATCGAAGTCACGATAGACTTGCAGCTTCCACTCTTCGCCGGCAAGCCACGCGAGCACACGACCCTCGATGTTCTTATAGTCCGCTATGATTAACTCGTTCCCTGGAGCCGCACAGATGATCGCACGGAGGCATTCAGAGACAGAACTGATCGTCGGCCCAAAGAGCGTTTCTATTCTTCGTATTGCATTATCGGGATTGTAGTGATTAAGGATATGGATCACATTTTCTATTTCACCAGGTTTCATGATCGGTCTGGGCATGTTGTGTGGCTGGATGCGCCGGCCGGCCCATCGCCCAGTTCCCGCGCCGTGGAACTGCATCGTCGCACGCACGCGGTTATCTGTGCTCTTCGCTGTGATCATAGATTTGAGTTTTGTCGTGCTGGTCTTCGCATATTCCTGGCGGATCTTGAGCACTTCGCGTACATCGTCCGGGATAGGTAGCAGCAACACGTCTATGATATCCTGCTTCGCGAGCCCGTCGAGTGGCCATTTATCAGCAGCCCATGCGATGATCGCCGCAATCTGAGAAGGAGATCCTACCGCGCCTTTCGTCACCTCTCGCATTTGTGTCGTGAGCCTGGCCTGTTCTTTCTCGACAACCACGATCGCTTTTTTAATCGTTTCTACATCTATATGAACCCCGCGTTCATTGATATGTTGATCGATTGCCCAGAGATTCTGTTCAGCCGGGGAAAGTGATAAAAGCCGATTACATATCGCTTGTTCGACTCGAACATCCTGAATGCAGTAGTCACAGAGCCGTTTAATATAGGATGGATCATCCCACCATGTTAGAGGTGATTCAGTCTTTGGCTTGCACATTTGGAGCATGAGCCGATGCCCAACCTCATCTTTTTGCTGTATGAGCGCGAGAGCCGATGAAACATTGTCAAGCGCGCCGGGAAGCGCCATCGCATAGGCCATAGCCATTGTACAGCGAGTCTGTTCAGGTCGAAGCTGTGGCCAATAGTAGTGTGGAACCATCAGTTTGTTCCAGATCGACAGCTCGAACGCGGCATTGTGGGCCATGACTAATCCACCTTCAGCAATATGATTCAGAAATTCCGGAAGTGGATGAGCCGGCGTCCAGATCTTCGGCTCTTCGCTATCGAAGGCATAAGCGAGACACCAAACATGGGTATCGGGGTGAGAAGCATAATTCTCAACCCCGACAGCCTTGAGATCCTGTGTCGATCTCGTTTCAAAATCTATATGAAGTGTCCGCATATAATGGGAACCTTGCCTTGCCCCGCCCAGCCACGCCCTGCCCCGCCGAGCCCTGCCGTGCCTTGATCTATTAAATCAAGACACCGACTGACGCACGAGTTGTTTCTTCATTCGGCCGTAGGAATATCAGAGGAGCCGATAACGGACTCGGACACATCATCCCTTGCTCCGCATAGTCCCCTCTCGGTATCGGTCCAGAGCGACTACCCACAATGGAGCTTTTACAGAATCCACCTGTATTCACAAGCAACATATCCCGATGCTCAAGCTTCATCGTCTTCCAGTCTGGGAACGGCCTGGAATGCCGAGACACAGGCATCTTCGTTGTGTGCCCCATCATGAAGATATCAATCTGCTCCCATCCGGCTGACACGTGGTAGAGTTTATTCAATGGTCCGCCTGGTAGCATACCCCCACCTTGTCCATGATGTGCCCAGAGAATCGAGGACGCCAAGAACGGCTTTTTCTTCTCTCCACATGGATTCGCGAGAAATTCTACACGAATCAACGCCGATGTTCCAAGAGAGACTGTATCAAGCCTCTTGGCTAGCAGAGTGTCAGTCGTGGTTCCATCTTTCAAACCAAGGAAATGATGCCCTTCTAACAACCCAATCCATCGTCCTTTTGTTGGCAGAAGAGCTTCTTGATATATTTCCTCAGCAAGCGCGATCCCTACATTATCGATCACCTCTTCTGCTGTGTCATAGAGGTTTGCTGACTTGATCCGACTTCGATTCGACGGACTCATGAAATCGATGTAATCACCCATACCAATGAAGTGGGCTTTGTACTGGAGCGCATCCTCGATATACTTTCTCAAGTGCCCAAGAGCTGTGTGCCCATTCTTTCCCGCCCATTGGATATCGCCTAACGGGGCGATGCAGACTTGATTGTATGGACCCCCAGGAATTTTGTACTTGATCATCTCCATAATGTGTTTCCTTTATCATGTAAATGGGAACCTTGCCTTGCCTTGCCTAGCCGCGCCGTGCCACGCCTAGCCTGGCCAGGTTAAATGGCTTTGGCTTCTGTGATCCTGGTAAGTTCAAACTTACCAAACGGTCCAAGCTTCTCGGGTCTGAAGTCCAGAATTCCAATTAAATTTCCGGTGTCTGTGATGACTTTCTCAATAATAGTTTTGTTCAACAACACTTCATCATAGTCTATCGTGAACACCAACTCCCACTTATCGATTCGCGCACGATATCGAGTAACCGCTGTCCCTTTCCCTGACGCCGCAATCACGACTCGGTGCATTGCAACAACAAATTCTTTCTGTCCTAACCCGATCTCAAGTTCCCTCACGAACAGACCCGCTGCGATGTTTCGCTTCTGTGTACCTTTTCCCTTCCCCTTACTGAACGTCGCTCCAGCAATCAACGCGCGCTGAAGGTTATAACCCGGCACACACAATTCGCCTGCTGCGGTACGGTATGTTCCTGCTTCTGCTTGCTCAAGTGGGGATTGCAGTTTGTTTGACCGATCCGCTTCGAGATGGTGCCATGCGTGCATCAAGAGAGGTGTCTTCCCTGTGATGGTCACTCGCAAACTCTTCATGGTATAGCTCCTTTATAAGTTAAAATGGGAACCTTGCCTTGCCCCGCCTTGCCTCGCCATGCCCCGCCCAGCCGCGCCTTGCCCAGCCGAGATCTATCCAAAGATCGATGCTGGACTAGAACCCGTGGACGTTGGTGCGCCTTCAACAGCGTCGAACGCATCTTGAGGAGTGCCACGTCCAGATAACGGCGGGCCATCCGCAAGCTTCTGAATGTGATTCAATCCAAACGCTACGCCGCGATTGCCGGCTTTGTCATACGCAAAGGCTGTGACTTCTGCACGAAAGTAGCATCCGCTATAGAAATCCTTCTCCTCAATGATGTCCTGCAACATATTATCGACAAGCCCAGGCCGGCTAGCCGAAGTTGCTGTGATGAAGATGTTACCCGGCACATAGCCTTCTTTATCTTTCTCCTTCTGATCACGGAACGGATTCCGAAGATTCGTCGGCCACTTGGTCACATCAGCCCCCCACTTGGTTGTAGCCGC